CATCTCGGCGGCGGGCAGGTTGCGGGCAACGGTGATATCCTCCAGGTAAACCTTGTAGCTCCCGGCAAGCTGCACCGTGGCGGTGTAACTGGTGGAACTAAAAGATTTGAGCACCCCTTTTCTTAATCGCATTGGCATCTACCCCCTTCCCTAGAGGCATCGCTTTCCTCGCCAAAGAATGTTTTATACCGCTCCCAGCCATAGCCGCTGGAGGTACTCCCCCCGGCGGGGCTCATAAACCAGAGTTAACCCAAGCACTCTCCTTTTCTCCGAGGTGAGCCCGGCCCGGCGGTCAGTGATATCAATAACGTCATAGAGCTGCTGGCCACAGTTAACCGGGACGAGAATACTGCCGCCGGCAGAGGCTATCTCCGCCCCTCTTAAATAGGCTTCACCTCTTTGCTGGGCTTGAGCCACCGTGGCTATGTTGCTGTCCTCCAGCTGCCGCAGCCGGTCATAGAGCCGGTCTATCTCCTCCCAGGCAAAGCTATCAACCACAATCGCCTGAGCGCTGCCGCTATCGTAGCCTTCCACCTGCACTCGGTTGAGCTCCCAGGCCCCTTGTTTATAGCTAGCTTCTAGGATTTGATGCTCCACTCCGTAACTGTAGACAGAGCCATCTGAGGCCTGGGGATTGAGGATATAGGCTTTACCACCCTCAATGAACAGGACATCGGGGACAAAGGAGAGGAGCTTACGCACCACTGTTTCTCCCCGGTCACCGGAGTTGATGATGAAATCTGGATAGAAGCTGGTGATGGCTGATGACTGGGATTTGACCTCCAATTTCAAGCCCACCCTGGCCAGCACAAAGGCGAGGATATCCTTGACGCTCATCTGGCTGGAGGCTTTATTCCAGCGGAACTGGTGTCTAGCTCGCCAGGCGGCTATTTCCCCCCAACCATCCCAGGCATAAAGGATGAGGCTGGCTTTGCCCCCAGAGCTGGTATGCTCATAGGCCTCAAGGCTGAAAGTCTGCCCTGAGCTCACCTCATCGCCGGCGCTGGTGCGGTAGCCTAGGCTAAAGTCCAATTGACAGCCGATATCAAGAGGGGACAGATTCCCCTGCCCGGGCGAGGTGTACTGCCCTTCATCATTGCGCAATTCCACCACCAGTCTGCCGGAGGTCTCCTTCAACTCCTCCCTCACCGCGAGGATATCAGCGCTAAGGTCAAGGCTCTGGGGGGTCAGCCCAGCCCGCCACACTCCGGCGGGGCTGGAGAGCCAGCAATAGTCTCCATAGTGAGCCATGGCCAGGCCGTATTCTGATGACAGATTGAACGGCACTGGCTCTCGCCAGAGGTTATCAATGAACCTGGCCTCAAGGACAGAGTGCGACCAGAAGGGCCGGTTATATGCCTGGCTGCCGGTGAACTTCTCAATGAAGAAACAGCGGTAGACATCTGGTTTATCGAGAAACGGCTGATGATACTCAAACTCACCGCCAGACGGAGCCGAGGCCAGCTCTTTCAGCGCTGACCAGCTATCCACGGCGACGTCACCCCCGTCCCCATAAATGAGCGACCACAGCTTAAAATTGCCCGCCGCGTCCTTGCCCGTGATCAACAGGTTCCAGTCACTGTCATAGACGCAGGCCACACCAGATAGGTCGCCGGTGCTCTTATCCCAGGCCGCTTTTGCCTGCCACTGACCATTAATATATTTCTTCACGTAGAGAGTGGCCTGGTCAGCAAAGAAGAGCGCCAGATCGCCATTGGGCTTGTAGGCGGCGGCCAGCCCTCCGATGCTGGTGGTGGGAGAATAATCAATGACCTCAGGGCTGCCCCAGCTAACCCCGTAATCAGTGCTCTTTATCCGCTGGATTTTGCGGTTGACGGCGTCTATCCAGAAGACGGAGACCTCACCGCCCAGTGAGGCACAGGCGACCGCTGCGGCATCGCGCTGGCCGGTGTAGGTCCACTGGCTGAAATCGCTTGATGGGCCTGGGGCAGGCACTCGCTGGCGATAGAGCTTGTTTGAGTCAGCGGGCGGAGTTATCCTGGCCCGAATGAGAGAGCCATCCCCAGGCATGGTGACGGCATGAAAATAGTCATCCTCCGAGCCGGTATAGAGCCGGCTCCACTCATACCTCACCACCCCGCTAATCTGGTTCTTGGCTTCCACCTTGACATAGGGGGTGAGCGTGGCCTGCTTCTGGGCGGATAACAGGGTTGGGCTTAGGCTGCGCATGGCTTCTCCTTACACCAGGGCCGCCAGAGTATCGGGGAGGGGCTTCCCCGCCTTTCGGTAGTGCTCCGCCAGATGGGCGGCCGCCTCAAGGATTTCCTCCGGGCTGGCAACTACTCTCCGCCCGCCATAGCCACCGGGCGAAAGCGCCGCCACCGCCATATCCATACCCGCCCAGTCCAGCGTCTCCTCAATATCAAGCCTGCCCCGAAGAGCCCTCGAGATGCTCTTCTTGTGATGAGGCAATTGCCAGGTATCAGGGTCCTCCGGGTTGGCGGCGATGGCAAAGGCCTCTTTGGGCAACCCCTCTTTGGTCTTGGCCTGGCTTGCTTTCATTTCTACCTCACCTCCAAATTACGGCCCGTAATCGGTTGATTTGGAGACAGACGGATAGTATGGCTTATACAGGGAACGGACTCTAACTCTGTTTCTCCTACCCAGCCGCTTTAGTTCCTGCCGGAAATACCTCAGCTTCTCATTTCCCCAGGTGAGAAATTCCCTAGGGGTGATATCCCCGCCGATGTTGGCCCGGTTTATGGCATAGGCCGCCCATTCCACCGCCGCGTAGCCACAGGCACCGGTAGCGATCAAGTCCTCATGCTGGGTGGGGATGGTTGAGCTGGTGGCATCAAGGGTATGGAGCTTTCCGTAGTAGATATAGGCATTGGAGCCGTCAGGGACCTCCTCACCTAGGAGGGTGAGCATGTCCCCCCACAGAGAGAACCTCTGGTAGCGCTTGGGGAAATTGTCCACCGGATACTCCACGGCCACCACCATAACCCTGTCTGACAGGCTTGATATATCCAGCTCCCTGGAGCCGGAGGTGGTGGCCATGGTCACCTTCTGCTCCAGAGGAAGATGCTCGGAGAAGTCCTTCACCGCATGGGCGATATGCCGGTCCAGCTCATCATCCGTCCAGCGGTAGCTGGCGGCGTCCTCATCATGGAGGTCACGCCTGACCATGGCTCTCATCTCAGTTAGATTCATATCTAGCTCACCCCCTTTATCTCACTCCCTAAAATTTCCCCGTGCCTGTTCCGTGGTTTCCACCCCCTTTAGAGAGCAGCTTTCCTGACCTCAACCCTCTCTAGCTTCTCGCAGGGAAGTCCCTCGTCATGGCGGCAGATTTCTAGGTCGCAGAAGGAGATCTCCTCATTTGCCGTGCCCTCATTGAGGCTGACCGCTTTACTGGCAAGCACCTTGGCGTAATTCATTAGTGACTGGGCATCGGCCTCAGCATCAAAGCTCAAGTCCAGCCTTACTCGGTATTTCATGGCTACCACACTCCAAATAAATACTTTTCCCGGCCAAAGGCGTTCTGCACCTGAAGCTCTGACCAGGCGTAGTTATAGATGCTGGGGAGGGCGATGCCACCAGCAAAATGGTAAGCCACCACTCCTCCCCCTCCTTGTCCCCTCCCCACCTCCAAGTCACCGGTGGTCGCCAGCAGAGAGGAAATGGATAGGGTTCCCCTCTTGACCCTCCTTCCGTTCACGTAGAGGCTCACCTGGCCACCGGCAAAGACCACGGCAAGGTGATAGAAATCGCCTGTGCTTAAGGGGGTGGTATCATCAACAAGGCTTGTCCAGTTTCCACCAGCGTCCTTTGCGTAAAATTCCAGATAGCCAACGCCATCAACCGTTGAGACTATGGCCACCCAATAATTAGCCTCCTCTGGGGTGGCACTCCGCTTGGCCTTGGAGAAGATGGTGTGGTGCGCGGTGCTGCTGAGCAGTTGGGAAGCTTTAACCCAAGCTAGCCAAGTGCCCTCAGTGGTTATATCCAGGCTGGCCTCATGCCCACAGCTCACGCAGTCATCCACTCCGTCAAAGTTGACACACCAGAGACCGCTGGATAGTCTCATCCAGGTGGCACCGGTTATCGTCCCCACGTTGCCATAAGGGCTGCGGTCGCAGATCTTGCTGCCACCACCGGAAGGCCCGGGTAGATAAAGTACGCCGCCCAGCCCTGGCGGGCCAAACACCAGTTCATCAAACACCGTTTTCATCCCCGACCTCACGAAGCTGAATACTTCACTCTGACGTAGCTGGAGTTCTTCACCTTGGCCCGGCCCTCATTAGCCTCATCGCACTGGATGACCAGCCTCACCTCAAAGGGCAGGGAGTCAAAATTGGCCACCGCCTTGAAGCGGCCGCTGCGGGTCTCCTCAACATAGCTCGTGCCGATGTCAGCCTTGGTCACGGCGCTGTGGAGGTCAACCCAGGTGCCACCTTTGTTTCTGGCCTGCCATTTGTAGGTAAGGTCAGCGGTGGCTGAGGAGACGGCGCGGAAAGCCGCCGTCAAGCCAAACTCAACCTCAATCATCTCGCCCAGGGCTGGCGGCTTGATGGTGACCCTTTCCACCTCAACATCAGTGTTGGCGGTGGTGGTGTCCACCTCCGCTGACCACTGAATGCCGTCGGCGGTAAGCTCGCCCTTGGCGAAGGGATATTCGGTGTGCTCAATTACTGCCAGTACCATAGTTCGCCTCCTAGGAGGGGGAGGGGCAGTCCCTCCCCCTTAAATTTATTTTTCTGTGCCCTGTTTAATCAGCGCGCTACTTTAGTCCTTGACCCCGATCAGGGCCGCCGCCTTAACCGAGCTGAACAACGCCAGGGACACGTACCATTTGACCCTGGTGCGGGTGGCGTCCTTGCTCTCCATGGAGCCGATCGGCTCCACAATGAGGCCCCCAGGGCTGGTCAAGCCACACAGCGCCCACTCCCCGAACTGCACAGCATAAATGGTGGAGCAGTCACCACCGGTGGTGCCGGTCTCAACGCCACCGCTAACGGTGTGGGTATCCAGTATCCAGTCATTGACGCCGATGGGGATGCCATCCCAGAGCTGGACAAAGTTGCCCCACTGGTCCCGGTCGCTCTCCACCATCGCCCCGCTCGCCCTGACCAGGGCGTTGATCTTGCGCCGGGAGCGGCGGCTCATGAGCAGCATATCGGGCTTGCCCCCCTTGATGGCGTCGATAAGCTGGTCGAGCATGGATAAGGTCAGGGTCGCCCCAGTGGCTCCGGCAGCAATCACCTGGCTGCTGGCCGTGGTGGTGTCAATCAGCTTCCTTAAGCCATCAAACTGCTTGGGATTGGCGGTGCTATCGCCATAGATGAAGGTTTCCTCAAATTTGTCCTTGACCGCCTTCGCCTTGAGCTCCACCACGGCCGCCTCCAGGTCCTGAATGTTGCTCCGGGTGGTTTTGAGGAAGTTATCCACGTCAGCATCCCCACCCATGATCTTCAAGTTGGCCGTCTTCTGCTCAAAGGTAGGGGTGGACTCAACCCAGGTATCACCCACGTCATAGAAGTCAACGCTGGGCAGGGTCTTCTCCTGGTTGTAGGTCAGCCCGTTGCCGACAATCTCAATGAAAGGGAGCCGCTGCAGGATGGGGGAATCCTTGACGATGGTCTCCACCACCCCCTGCAGCAAGATATCATTTGACAGCTTACTTGCTTCCGCTAATGTTAATGCCATTTATCTCTTACCTCCGATTGCATACTGGATTTTCTCTCGTGGAGATAGAACTGACAGGTCAATTGAGGCCCGCTGCGGAGCCCCAACCGGCACTTTGCTCCGGGAGGCCTCCTGCTCAACGGCCTGCTTTACCCGGTCAATGAGCGAGCGGGCGTTTTCCAGAGACTGGTTGATGGCCTCAATGGTGTCCCCGGTAACCAGCTCCGGCGGTATCTCCGGATTTGTGGCCACGACCAGCTCCTTATAGCTGGCCACCGCCTGGGCCAGGGCATCGCTTGTCTGCGCCAGCTTCTGCTCTGACTCAGCAAGCGCTTGCCTCAGGAGAGCCATCTCCCCGTCTTTATTCACCAGCGCCTGCTCAAGTTCCCTAATAGCGGCCTCTTTGGAGGCAAGCTCCCTGGCCAGGGCTTCCTTCTCCTGCTTCAGCCTCTCTAGTTCGCCTCTCAGCGCTTCCAGCTCATCCGTCAGTTCGCTTTCTTCATCAGCCACGATACTAGCCTCCTCGGATTATTCCTCAACGCCCTCCCCCTGAGACAGCGCCCTCTCTCTCCGCTCATTTCTGGTGGGCTTGGCGTTAAGCTCTTTATTCATCCTGAGAATGGTCTCTCGTTCCTCAAGCCATCTCTTGAACTCATACTCTGGGTCTCTGATGCCGAGCTCGTCCATGGCCCTTCGCCGCGAGTGGATGCCCGATTGAACCAGAGCCTGCTCGTTGTTTACCTGGCGGGCGATGTCCTGAGGCAGGACCGGCCCCCAGACCACCCGCAGGTGACTATCACCAAAGCTCTCACCCTGATATTTCTCCAGGAGCTTGAGGATCATCTCACTGCGCCGCTTATAAACGGCGGTGCGGATGATTCGTTTCCTTCTCACCTTCTGTAGTAGCGGATGAAGCTCAAGCTCAAGGGCCACCCCGGATAAGTCCCGCTCCGTGCCGCCAAAGGCAGAGCGGGGCGATTCCGAGATGTCATGCAGGGTCCGGTAGAGCAAATCGATATAACTGATATGGAGATTGACGCCACCCCCTTGGAGTAAATCAAGTAGGTAGGCTTTGGCGTCCTCGGGCAGATTCCACACCGCCCCGGGTCTCACAGCAATATCCTCGGATTCCTCCACATTCTCCAGCACCGCGATGGGATTACCGGATAGCTCCAAGATGCGGGAAAGCTGGCTCATTGCTCGGTTTAACTCCCGCTGCGATTCCATAATCTGAGGTAGGTCAGATATCCCCCAGAATTTTTTGGGCTCACGGAGGTTGGGGTAGATAATGAAGGGGATAAACCCGTAGGGATTGGGCTTTTTCTCCACCAGGGCGTTATCCAGATAGAGCTCAAAGTCCTGCGCCGTCCACAGCTCAACCACGGTCGCCGTCTTGCCCCTGGGCTTAACCTGATAGAGAAGTTCCACTTCCTCCGCAGACAAGCTGTATTTGGAGGCGACCCGCCATACCTGGGAGGTATCATCCCCCAGCCACCAGGCATAGATGCCCTGAACATCGGGAGCGGTCACCTTGACCTTCTTCTCCACGGGGTCCCAGATGACCTTATAACAGGCGTCACCCAGTATGGCGCAATCAATCTCCGTCTCCAGGTCCAGCTGCTCCAGGTTATTATCCTCATAGACCCGGTACAGGGCTGCCTCCGCCCTCCGGGCCCTTTCCCTGGCCTCCTCCGAGTCCTCCACAGCGTCAACGGCGAAATTTAAGCCTGACATGAGATATGAGGTGATTTTATCAATGAAGACCTTGGCATAGTTGAAGGTCAGGCGTCTCTCCCCCCACCTCTCCCGGCCTGGCCACTGCCGACCATGGTAAAAATCAAGTAGCTCTTTATAGCCCCTGATGCGCTCTAAGTCCATTCGCGCTAACTGCGCAATTATCGTCTCATTCAT